ATGAAATTGATAAAATGGATTCAATAGAACAAGTTGGAAGCGATTATAAGAAAGCCTGTGTAGATGTTTTAAATACATTAACAATGATATATGTAGATCAATATAAACCAATGAGGAATTAATGGCTAAAGTAGATGACTATCAGCCGAGTAAAGCTGAAGAGCGTGTTGTAAAACGTACACAAAATATGTTTGATATGTGTGCAAAGGCTAGATCCAACACAAGTAAAGTATGGAGAGAGTCAGAAGAATTGTATATGGGAGAACATTGGAAGGGTATGAATATGCCTAATTTTAAGAACCAGGTAACACTAGATTTAATCGCAAGTGCTGTGGATACTATGGTTCCTATCCTTTCCAATCGACCTCCAAGAATTGATGTGGTCCACTTGGGATCCGATGAGGTATCAATGAACGCTGCTGAGATATTACAGAAACAGGTTGACGATCTGTGGGTAATAAGAGATATGCAGAATCTAGTACCAGATTGGTTACTTGACTACCTAGTATATGGAAATGGAATATTAAAACTTTCATTTAATAACGAAGATGACTTACCAGATGCTGATGTTGTGGACCCTTTTGCATTCTATGTAAACCCTAGTGCAACAAAATTAGAGAATGCAGAGTTTGTAGCTTACGCTGCACCCACTCCACTATGGGAGATCAGGGATAAATATGAGAATGGTGAGTATGTAAAGGCACAATCAGAACTTGAAAAATACGAAGCATTAAAAATAAATGATGTAGATATGGGTGGTAGCAATGTGGTCCAGGTTACCGATACAACAGGTGCCGAAACCAATTACCACGAAGATGTAAATAGTGCAATGAAAGCATTAGAAGAAAGGGCTTTAATAATTGAATGCTATGCCAGAGATTACTCAAAAGAATATGTGGATATGGGAGATGATGAAGAACCTAAAGAACAATATAAATATCCAGGTAATATCAGGCAAACTACTATTGCTAATGGAGTTCTACTATATGATGGGCCTTCTAAATATCCTTTCCTTAATAAGGATAGTCATGTGGCTCACCCATTCCCATTTGTAGTACTAAAGAATGGTGGCTCCGCACATAGTTTTTGGGGAAAGCCAGAACCAAAAAGATTAAAATCGATCAATTTAAGCTTAGATCGTTTAGCCTCACAAATGATGGACAATACTCATCTTATGGCAAATCCGATGTGGGTGGTCGATGAAACTACAGACGTAGTTGACCAAATTTCAAATAAACCAGGTAGTGTTATTCGTAAGCGTGGCCCAGGGGCAGTTCAAATGCAGCAGCCTGCTAATATGCCTGGTTATGTATTTAATTTTTATGAATTAATGAGCGATATGTTTGAAACAATATCTGGTGTAAACAAAGCAACCCAGGGAAAAGCAGATGCATCGGTTACTTCTGGGGTGCAAGCTCAAATATATAGGCAAGCTTCCACTACTAAAATTGACTTTAAAGCCAGGGCTGTAGATCAGGCTGTACAGACTTTAGGTACAATGTGGATAGCGATGATAAAGAATTTAGGCACAAACGAGCATCTTGTAATGGTGGATACCAATGAAGGATCAGAAGAAAGAAGATATATTGGTACAATGATGAATGAAATGGAATTTGATGTTCGTGCTAAAGCTGGCTCTATGTTACCAGAGAATAGAGAGTGGATTGAGAACAAGATCATGCAGTTAATGCAGATGGGATTAATTACAGATCCACTATATATCTTAGAAAACGTAGAACTACCAGGAAAAGAAAAGCTTATCCGAAATCTCATGGAACAGCAAGCTGGTCCAGAACCAATGTCAGAGGAAGAAATGTCTGCATTAGGTACTGACGAGGATGAGGTATTAAGGAAGTTGCAGGAAGACCCTCAACTTATGAACAGAATACCAACCGATGAGGCTGGTTAAAAAAAGTGAAAGTCAATGTATTCATTTGTACAAACAGATAAGGATATGTTAGAATTTCACAGAAATAGCGGGGGACTTTATGTCCGATAACATACAAGGCGGAATCTATGGTGTTGAAGTAGAAGCTGATGTAGCCGAATCTTTGGTCATCAACGATGATAATGGCAACGCAGAAGAAGCTGCACCTAGTGAACCCAACGGTGAGGAAGCTACCGTAGAAGCTGGGACTCAGGAAACTGAGCAACCTAGCACAACTGAAGAAGCACCAACAATGGATGAGTTGGAGTTTGATGGCAAAACATACTCGCATGATGACATCAGAGCTGCACTCGAAGATTCAAGGAATAGGCATGATTGGCAAAAGAGTAATACTAAAAAAGCTCAAGATCTATCTAACCAGCGAAAAGCTCTAGAGGCTGAATCAAATAAATGGAAGTCGCTGACTGAAGATTCAGAGCTAAATGATACTCTTAAAGACTATTTGGGTGATGACCACGACCTATTCAAAGAAACCATTGTTGAGCCTAGCGATGTAACTACGCAAGACACGAAGACCGATCAACCTAATGATGAAATGGTTAATCGAGTCCAGGAGCTTGAGAATAAGTTAGAACAAGCGGAAGCCCAGAAGGCTGTGGAACAAGATATTGTAAAACTAATCGGAAGCCATCCTGAATTGGATGGTCAAGAGGAAGCTTTGCAAGAAGTTTTACAGACCGCTCTAGATAAAGGATTATCTAATCTAGAGGATGCTTTTGTTATTACTAACCATCAAGCAGCTGTAGATAGTGCATTTGCAAAAGCTGTAAAAACACTGGAAGAGGCGGAAGAAAAGAAGGCTATTCCAGAAGCTTCAACTAAGCATGGCGGTGCTAGGTCAACACCTAACTCCAAACCAGCTAATTATGATGAAGCTAGGAATATGGCAATGACATACGACCTCTATGAATAATAAACTGTCAAAATAGGAGATTAAGTAAATGCCACTTAATTATGACAACCTTAGTGCTTTAACTAGGGATAAATACATTCCGACTTTGGTAGATAACATTTTCGATTCCAATGTGCTTACGCATCGCATGCTTCGCAAGTCGAAGCCTGCTGCTTCAGGTAACAAAGTTTTACAACCTCTTGAATACGGAAAAGCAGATGCGAAAGGATTTTATTCTGGATATTCTGTGCTCGATACTTCACCAACTGAAGTATTCACAGATGCACAATATAACTGGAAGCAGGCTTATGCCACCATTTCTATCTCTGGTAAAGAAGAGATGATTAATGATGGTCCAGAGCGTGTAATCGATCTGTTAGAAGCTAAAGTGAAGAATGCCGAGAAATCTTTAAAAGATCTTTTCGGAACAACGCTTTATGCTGGGAATGGTGATGGCGGAAATGAATTCTGCGGACTCCAACACATTATTGCTGCACCTGCTAATAGCACTGCAGAAACTAATGCTGGGGGTTCTTTAGGAGGAATTTCTCGTGTTGATTACCCATGGTGGAAAGCACAAGTTCAGGCTGCTGGCTCAAGTACATTTAGTACTGTAGCTGGAAGTTCTGGTGCTAACACTATTGGTCGTG